GGCAGGAACAGCAACAGTAGCGGCAAGCGGTGGAACAGAATTAGCAACACTTGGTGGTGCAGGGGCAACAGAAGTGCTTAACAATTATAATGTAGGAATGAGAAACCCTAATATGGTTATTGGTGGGGCTACTTCATTACTTGGATTATTAGCTAAAGCAAATGATACTTATATTAAACCACCACGTCTGAATGGGACTAATACTAGTAGTATGAACGTAGCATTAGGTGAAAAAGGTTTTCATTTTTACTATGCACATATAGGATTAGAATTTGCGAGAGCTATTGACGATTTCTGGACTATGTACGGTTATCCATGCAGAAAGTTAAAAGTTCCAAATAGAGATGTAAGACCGCATTGGACATACACTAAGACAATTGATGCTTGTATCACTGGTAGTATTCCTGTTAATGATATGGCAGTGATTAAAAGATGCTACAATAATGGTATTACATTCTGGAAATTCGGTGATGAGGTGGGGAATTACAATCTTGATAACACAGTATAAAGTGAGGTGATTATATTGAAAAAAAACAAACGTGATTCAGACGCAATTATTACTAACAATATTGTGTTTGGGCATTATTATCACAGGCTGAAAGAACTTGCACTAAGTATGTTTGAATGGATAAATTTACCAGATAGCGTTGATAGTAGATTTATGGAAGATTGCCTGTTTCGTGATGGGTTCTGTGCATTCTTTAAAGATGAAGTTATGGGCTATTTGTGTTTAAAAACAATGATTGGCGGCGAGTTAGATGTTTACAACATTCCAACATCAAGAACGGTATACGCTTCTAACGGCTATAATCGTATATTAAATAAAGATAATAGTATATTGATTTTTAATAATATGATTCATACAAATAGCGTAACTGATATTAAAATGTTTGCAAGACGCCTATATGAATGCGATAGAACGATTGATGTGAATGTAAAAGCACAGAAAACGCCTGTCATGATAACATGTGACGAAACACAACGATTGACTATGAAAAACCTTTATGCTCAGTATGAAGGGAATGAGCCATTTATTTTTGGCGGTAAAGACCTTGATTTAAAGAAAGTACAGGCTTTAACTACTGGCGCACCATATGTAGCTGATAAAGTACACGAAACTAAGATGCAAATATGGAATGAAGCTATGACGTATTTAGGTATTAGTAATGTATCTATGATTAAGCGTGAGCGCCTTATAACAGACGAAGTTTCCAGAAATATGGGAGCAGTAGTTATGTCAAGATATTCAAGGCTGAATGAAAGAAAAGAAGCTTGTAAGAAAATAAATACTATGTTCGGATTAAATATTGATGTAGAATATAGAAGGGACATTCAGGCATATGACAATGAAGAATTAGCACCAACCACCATGGAAGAAGGTAATGTTAATGAGTAAATACACCACAGAAATTCGATATATTTGTGAAGTAGCGGCAGGACTTGATGCAAGTACAGATTACAAGGGTGTTGAAGATGTTATTAAAAAAGCATTGCCTGTTGTGTTTGACTTCTCTTTCCCTGTATTTGATGAAAATTATAGAAGTGTATTAGAAACTAAGATATTGAAGCATTTCTATACAAGGGAAATAGGACTTGAAACTGTTGGTTTATGGAAATTGAAGCTTAACACAAAACTGAATGAAATTATGCCATATTTCAATCAGTTATATAAATCACAGTTATACGCTTTTAACCCATTCTATGATGTAGACTTAACAAGAAAACACAGAATTGATGGAAGTGGCACTAAAGATACAGACACCAGTAATAATACTGAAACTGAACATAGAATAACTGTTGACGAAAATGGTAGCGCAAGTAGTAATGGTTCTGGTAGTTCCGCTTCTGAAAGTACTAATGCAAGCGTGTCTGTTAATACAGATGCTTTCAGTGAAAGATATAGTGATACGCCACAAGGAGCTTTAACTGATTTAAAAGCAGATAAATATTTAACGAACGCAACTTTAAGAGATGATAATAAAAACGCAAATGAAAATAACACTGGAACTGATAAAACAAGCACTAAATCTGATGTAGAAAACACGGAAAATAAGAACACGGAAACAAATGGGAATAATAACACTATTGTTAATGGTAACATTAGTTCGACATTGACTAACACTGAAGATTACTTAGAAACTGTTCAAGGTAAGAACGGTGGAAGTAGTTACAGTAAATTACTAATGGAATATAGAGAAACTTTTATAAACATTGATATGATGGTGCTTGATGAATTAGAAGATTTATTCATGCAGTTATGGTAAGAAAGGCGGTAAATATGAAAGATACATGGAATAACGTAAATGGAGTTTGTTGTAAACCATGGTTAGTGTTACCAACAGTTTACAATGATGCGTTAAGCTATGGAGAACAGTTAGATAAGTTTTGTTATTCTCTTAATAAGGTTATTGAAAACAACAATATTTTACCGAGCTTCATTAGTGACCTAATTAAAGAATATGTCTCAAATGGCGCTATTGGTGAAGTTATTAGAGATGCTTTAAGTAATTACATTTTAAATGTTAAATACCCACCTAAAGGGCTTAAACCCGCTGTTGGGGATGGTAGCGCAGATGATACAGAAGCCATTCAAGGATGTATTGATTATGCTTTAACTACAGGCTATGGGGCTGTTTACTTCCCCAATGGCAAATATTTAACAGCTCCGCTAATTATGAAAAACAATGTTAGCCTGTTTGCCTTTGACAGATATTCAACTGAATTGGTGCTAAAAGGTGGTGCAACAGCACCTTTATTGTCTGGTAATGTTACTAACACTTCTATTTCTAACTTTACTATTAATGGTAATGCCGGAATACAGGTGAATAATATTACTTTAATTCAGATGACAGGTAACAACATCACGCTTAACAATCTGATTTTAACAGATGGGTATAAATTACTGGATTACACTGGTAACGGTGGGCACTTACAGATGAACGATATTGTGTTTGGTTCATGCGTAACTAATGCGGCTACGTTAAGTGGAAATTGTACCGCACAGGTTGAAGATTTAATCTTTAACAAACTTAGTGAAGTTGGTGGTGTAGATGTGTTTAACATTAGTCTGAATGGCGGTTACTTTAAGTTTACAAGTAATGCGATTTGCCCAACTTGCCTTACGCTGACTGGAAACGATAATGTTATTGAATGTATGATTACTAATGCACAGAAAAATGTTAGTGATTCTGGACAGAGAAATAATATTAAAGTCAGAGGTGTTAGTGCCATTGAGGCTATGACTGGTGATAAGACCGTAAGCGTTGGTGGAAACCTTGTTGAAAAGATTGGTGGTACGCTGACAGAAACTATAACTGGCAACAAGAACATTGGAGTTTCAAATATTACTGAAAATGTAACAGAGATCAAGACAACTATTGCCGATAAAATTTCTGAAACTTCTAACAACAAAACTGTTGATGTTATGGCTGATTTTGTTGAAGACGTTAGTGGAAATAAAACACAAAGAGTTAATGGAAATCATGAAGTCACTATCGAAGGTAACAGTAGTGAAACGGTAACACAATCGAAGAATATTAGCGCAGAAGATATTGTACTAAACCCTACTAATCCATTGACCTATAAAACACCAGAAAAATTAAATAGTTTTTTTGACTATGTCCCTATGAAAGATAAAACTGGCAAAGTTTATAATGTTTTAGTGTATAATGGAAAACCGTTTAATGGTGGAAATAATACAATGAGTCTTGGGTATTGCATC